ATGATGGTGCATCGCGGAATTGTATATACTCCGCTACCGTCGCAGGCGCAGTTCCATGAATCGGGGGCGCGGTTCAAGGGGTTTTCGGGGCCAATTGGATCGGGCAAGAGCGCGGCATTGTGCAACGAGGCGTTGCGGCTGGCGTATTTGAATCCGGGACGGACTGGGCTGATGGGGGCTCCGACGTTTGCGATGTTGCGGGATGCGACGCAGGCGGCGCTGTTCGAGATTCTAGGGGACAGCGAGATCCCGTACGACTTCAACAAGGGCGAGAACCAGTTGACGCTGCGGGACACGGGGTCGAAGATCCTGTTCCGCTCGTTGGACGACTACGAGCGGCTGCGGGGAACGAACCTGGCGTGGTTTGGCGTGGACGAGTTGACGTACACGGCGGAAGAGGCGTGGACGCGCCTGGAGGGCCGTTTGCGGGACCCGAAGGCAGCGATGCTGGGCGGGTTTGCAGTGTGGACCCCGAAGGGATTCGACTGGGTCTACGAACGGTTCATCCACAACCCGGTGGAGGGTTACGAGTGCGTGCAGGCGAAGCCGTATGAGAACCGGCACTTGCTGGAGAAGATTCCCGATTTTTATGACCGGTTGAAGAAGAGCTACGACGAAACGTTTTTCGCGCAGGAAGTGCTGGGCGAATATCTGAGCCCGCGAGACGGGATGGTTTACCACGCATTTGACCGGCGGGCGAACGTGGCGGAGGTGAGGCGGGACGAGCGGCATCCGCTGCTATGGTCGTTGGATTTCAACGTGAATCCGATGAGCTCGGTGGTGGTGCAGGTGGTGGACGGCGAGGTGCGGGTGTTGGACGAAATCGTGCTGAGCCGGGCGAGCACGGAGGATGCATGCCGGGAGTTTGCGCGGCGGTATCCGGGGTACCCGGCAGGATTGCGGATCTACGCCGATGCGTGTGCGTCGCACCTGCAGACGGCGGGGACGAGCGACAAGGAGATCATCGAGCGGTTCTTCATGGCACGGGGCAGGAGGCCGGACTACCGGATACCGAAGAGCAACCCGGCGGTGAGGAACCGGGTGTCGCTGATGAACGCGAAGTTGAAATCGGCGGAGGGCAGCATATCGCTGGTAGTTCATCCGAAGTGCAAGGAGCTGATTCTGGACTTCGAGCGTGTGGCGTGGGCGGACGGGTCGAGCGAAATCGAGAAGGGAAAGGACCAGAAGCGGACGCATTTGAGCGACGCGCTGGGGTATTTGGTTTGGCAGGAGTTTCAACCGGCCAAGACGGTGGGTGAGCGTGGGGAACGACTTTATTGGTAAGGGAGCGAGAACACAGTGTTCGATATCAACCGAGAGCATCCGGAGTACAAGGCGTGGAAGGCGATCTGGCCCAAGTACAGGGATCTGTACTGCGGTGGGGAGCAGTTTCAGGCGAACGCGGGGGAATATCTGATCCGGCGCCAGAAGGAGCCGCCAGACGTGTATGGGGAGCGGGTGGGCCAGGCGTTCTATGAGAACTACCTGGGCTCGATTGTGGACTGGTATGCGGCGACGCTGTTCCGGCGGGAGCCGATATTGACGTACCAGGGCGCGGACGAGGCGGCGCGGCGATTTTTCAACACGTTTTCGGAGGACTGCGATCTGCGGGGTTCGACGTTGAGCGACTTCTTCCGGCGGCAGGTGATAGAGGCGCTGGTGATGGGCCGGAGTTACATTGTTGTGGATTTCCCGCGGAGCTCGAAGGCGCTGGAGACGAGGGCGGAGGAAGAGTTGCTGGGGGTATCGCGGGGGTATTTGTGCGACTACCCGGCGCAGAGCCTGATTCACTGGCAGCGCGATTCGCGCGGCGAATTTGAGTGGGCAGTGCTGCGGAGCGAGCGGCTGGTAACGGCGGGGCCGGATGGCGGCGAAGAGAGAAAAGAGCGGACGTGGGTGCGGTATGACCGGCAGCGGTTTGCGGTGTACCGGCAGGTTGAGCAGGACAGCAAGGCAGCGGCGCCCGAACTGATCGACGAGGGATTTCACGCGCTGGCGGAGATGGGGCAGGTGCCGGTGTTTGAGTTCTCACTGGGCGATGGGATGTGGCTGGTGAACAAGGCTGCGTCGTTGCAGTTGGAGCACTTCAACAAGTCCAATGCGCTGTCGTGGGCGATGACGATGGGGCTATTCGCGATGCCTGTGATCTATTCCGGCAAGGACTTCAAAGCGATGCTGGGCGAGAGCTATTACCTGCAGCTCAACCCGGAGGACCGGTTTGGCTGGACGGAGCCGGAGGGCCGGGTGTTTGAGATTGCGATGCAGAACATCGACCGGCTGAAGGATGAGATCTACCGGGTGTGCTACCTGATGAACCAGGCCGGCGGCTCACTGTCGAAGACGCAGGCGGTGACGGGACTGAGCAAGCAGCGGGACTACCTGATCACGCAGGAAGTGCTGCGCGGGTTTGGCGACCGGGTGAAGGACGTGCTGAAGCGGCTGCTGAAGGTATTGGCGGCGGCGCGGAAAGACGAGATCCAGGTGGACGTCTCCGGGCTGGACGAGTTTGACATTGGCGAGTTTGGCAGCGAGTTGGACGATGCGCAGAAGCTGCTGGGGATGGGGATTCCCTCGAAGACATTGCAGGCGCAAGTTCACAAGAAGCTGGCCACAAAGTATCTGTGCGACGCGAGTCAGGAATTGAAGGACCGGATCGCACAGGAAATCGACGCCGGCCTATAGAGGGCCGGCGCCGACCGACAAAGAAAGGACAGACATGGATCAACAGTCACAGGGCCAGGAACCCGGTGTGCCCAAAGCATCGCCGGCGGACAAGTGGAAAGAGATCATCCGGACGGTGATCGATGAGTACGTGACCGGGGAGCGGCGTCAGACCGAGCCGGCGTACAAGACGGAACTGCTGGACGAGCGTCAGCGGCGAGAGACGCTGGAGCGCCGGGTGAACGAGTTAGTGGAAGAGAACAAGCGGAGCCGGCAGATGGCAGAGGAGAGCGACCGCGGCGCACAGATCAAGACGGAGTTGCAGCGTCTGGGTGTGCAGAAGGTCGACATGGCCTTCCGCATTGTGAAGGACGAGATTGTGCGCAGGCCGGACGGCGGGCTGGTGGCAAAGACGGCGGATGGAGAGCGCAGCGTGCGGGAGTTTCTCTCGACGTTTGTGCAGGAGAATCCGGAGTTTCTGCCGGCTAGGATTGCGGGCGGCAGCGGGGCATCGAGCCCGCAGCGGAGTGGCGGATCGAGTTCCGCAGTAGACCTGGACAAGATCAAGCCCGGGATGAGCGCAGAGGAACTGCAGCGCGTCCGCGAGCACATCTCTCAGGTGGCGATTCAGAGCCTGAGAGGCGAGTAGCGTAGCGGCTCAGAGTGAGCGTTGCGCGTGGAAGAGTAAGACGGAAGAAAAGAGGAAAAGAGAATGGCAATTATCACTTCAGCCAATTTGGCGAACGCCATTGTGAAACTGGTAGCGGTGGATGCGCTGCCGGCGCTGAGCGGCCACCTGGTAATGGGTAACCTGGTGACGCGTGACTTTGAACCGACGCTGGCTACGGCCGGCGACACGGTGAACGTTCCGATCCCGCCGACGATGGTGGCGAACAACATCGCCGAGGGCGGATCGGTGCAGGCGCAGAACCCGGATGTGGCGAATGCGCAGATCATCTTGAACACGCACGCCGAGGCGACGTTCCAGATTCCGGACGTTACCAAGGTGATTGCGGTTCCGGATCTGCTTCGGTTGTACATGCAGCCGGCGATGATCGCCCTGGCGGAGAAGGTGGAGTCCGACCTACTGGCGCTGTATTCGCAGTTCACGGCGAATACGCCGCTGGGCACGGGCGGATCGGCATTGACGGAGGCTTCGGTGGACGCGGCCGAGACTGCGCTGTTCAACGCGAAGGTTCCGCAGGCGCAGCAGAAGTATCTGGTGGTGGACGGCAACGCCTACGGCCAACTGCGTCAGATTTCGCGGTTCAGCGAGTATCAGACGGCTGGCGACGCCGGCCTGAGCGCGCTGATTGAGGGCAGCATCGGACGGATCAAGGACTTCTACGTGTTCCGTTCGCAGTTCGTGAAGAAGACGGGCTCGGCACCGGTGACGACCAACAACGTTGCGTTTGCGAAGAACGCTCTGGGGTTGGCGATCCGCCGGCTGCCGCGGCCGTTGCAGGGGACGGGCGCGATTGCCGAGTACGCCGAGTTGGGCAACCTGGGTATGCGCATTACGATGAGCTACCAGCCGAATACACTGGCGCAGCAGTTCACGGTGGACATGCTGTATGGCGTGGGCGTTCTGCGGAATGCTCATGGCGTGCAGGTACGGAGCTAGGGCTACCGCTCCCTGACGGTCGCGGCTCGGAGACGGGCGGCGCAGGCGGAATTAGGAATACGCGATTACGAATACGCGGTTACGGGACAGGCTGAGAGGCCTGTCCCATTTTTTTCGGACGGAAGGAGATTCGCAATGGATTTGAGAGGGTACTACCTGAAGTTGCAGGAGATGGAGAGCGGAATTGCGGCGCAGGACGTTTACATCGTGAGCCTGGCGACTCCGGATGGCGGCGTGGCGGGCGTGCTGACGCAGGCTCCGCGCCGAGTGGCTTGCCAACTGGTGGTGGAGGGCAAGGCGCGGATGGCCACCAAGGCTGAAGCGGCGGCGTTTGAGAGCGAGGAGCGGGTGAGGCGGGAGGCTCTGGCGGAAGAGGAGTACAACCGGCGGATTCACGTACATGTCGTCACCGGCGCGGATCCGGGCAAGCGCGGCAAGAAGGGCTAGGAAAGGGGTTCACCATGGCGTTGCTTGTAGACGGAGATCTGAACCGGATTGAGGACTTGAAGGCGCAGGATACGAGTGTGCTGGATGTGGCTGCGAGCGAGGGCATCGATCTGGAGGAGAAGCTGAATCTGGCCTGGCAGGAGGTGCAGTCAGAAGTGGAGTTCTTCCTGGTGCAGGAGGGCGGGGCGACAGTGGAGCAGGTGGCGGTCAGCGTGGCAATGAAGAGCTGGCACGTGTGGAAGACGTTGGAAGCGGTGTACCGGGATGCGTTCTTCAGCCAGCTCAACGACCGCTTCGGGCAGAGGTGGCGCCACTGGGTGAGCATGGCGGAGAAGCAGCGGGTGCGTGTGCTGGAGATGGGGCTGAAGGTGATCAGCCGGCCGGTGCGGCGTCCGACGGGGATGGAGGTGGAGATCACGGCGGGCGACCAGCCGGCGGGGTCGTACTGGCTGAGGGCCACGTATGTGGATGAGAGTGGGCAGGAGAGCGCGCCGAGCCGGGTAAGAGCGCTGGGGGCTTTGGGACCGCATGGTTTGACGGTGGTGGTGGCAGGCGCGATGAGGTGGAACCTGTACGCGGGGGCGTCACCAGAGGCGATCACGCTACAGAACGCCGAACCGATGGCAGCGGGGACAGCCTGGGTGATGCCGGCGGCGGGACTGTGGGCGGGCCGGGTGGCGGAAACGGGGCAGATTGCGGACGGCACGGTGCGGCGTGTGCCCCGGAACTGGAGGGGGTGAGCCATGGCGTATTCAACGATCGATGGAGTTGGCCGGTTCCGGGCGCTGCTGGAGGCGAGCGAGGCACTGGCGGATCTGAAAGTGGAGTTTGTGCGAGTGCCGGCGGAGATTCACGAGAAATCGGTGACAGCAAAGAGCCCGGTGATTCATGTGTATTGCGATCAGATCGAGAACAGGCGGACAGAGAAGTTCAGGCCATTCTCGGGGCGGATGCGGCTGGTGACGGAGGTGCGGGTCTCGCAGGACAGGCTGGAGGGAATCACGGAAACGCTACATATCTATCTGGATGCGCTGAGGGACGTGGTGGAGAAGAGCGCGGGTTGCGCGGGCGATGGCATGTATCTGGATGGTGAGTACGAAGTGACGATTGAGGCGGTCCGCAAGGGCGGGCTGAACTATCAGCAGGTGGCGAAGATTTCCTGCTGGGCGATTTTGAACAGATCCTAGAGGACGGTGTGAGCGATGGCATGTTACATATCGACGAAAAAGAACCGATTCTACGCGGCGCTGGAAAGCATCTACGGCACGGTGGCGGCGGTGACAGCGGCCGACCGGTTCACGGGGAAGTCGCTGAAGATCCAGAATGAACAGGAGCGGCCGAAGCGCCGGGACAAGACTGGGACGCGGACGTACCGCGGAATTGCGGGAGCGCTGCGGGCTCGGACGAAGTATGAGCTGAAGACGTATCTGTATGGGCGGGAAGTAGGAAGCGCTGCTCCTCGGTTTGGCGCGCTGTTGGAGGCGGGTCTGGGTGGGGCGCCGCGAGTACAGAACAGCGGGCTGGCGGTGACGTCGATTGCAGGGCTGCAGGTGACGTTTGCGCAGGGGCACGGGCTTCAGGCGGGCGACGCAGTGGCGCTGGCGGGGGAGATCCGATTCGTGATGGCGATGCCGGACGCGTACAGCGTGCTGGTGAACGCGCCGTGGACACAGGGGCAGACGGCTGGGGAACTGACGGGCGGAGCGGTGACCTACGGCTTGGCTGCGAGCGTGCCTGGGGTGAGCCTGTACGACTGCTGGTCGCCGGCGGCGGCAGTGCAGCGAGTGCTGCGGGGCGCGGTGGTAGACGAGACACAAATCCGGGTGAGCGGGGATTTCCACGAACTGACTTTCAGCGGCGAGGCTGCGGACGTGTTGGACAGCGCGAGCTTCGAGGCCGGGGTGGGCGGGCTGACAGAGTTCCCGCAGGAACCGGCGCTGGAGGATCTGATGGAGGAGCCTGTGCCCGGGCACCTGGGGCAGGCATGGATCGGCGGCTCACCGAGCAGGGTTTACACGCTGAGCCAGGCGCGGGTGACAGTGAGGAATCACATCGAGCTGCGGGGCAACGACTTTGGCACACTGCTGCCGCGGTGCATTGTACCCGGGGACCGCGAGGTGCTGTTGGATCTGGAGTTGTACAGCCAGGATGGCGGGGTTTTCGACGAGTTGTATCAGGCGGCGCGGAGCCGGACGCCGGTGCCGGTGATGCTGCAACTGGGCGAGCAGGAGAGCCAGTTGTGCGGGGTGTACATCCCGAACCTGATCCCTGCGGTGCCTGAATTCGTGGATGAGGAGACGAGGCTGCGGTGGCGTCTGCAGGGATCAATCGCGGTGGGGACGGTGGAGGACGAGGTGTATGTCGCATTCGGATGAGACGTCGCGGTACTTGAGCCACGAGTGGGTGGAATCGGCAGCCATGCCCGGGGTCCATTTCGCAATCCGTAGGATTTCGTTGGCGCTGCGGGCGGAGATTACGCGCCGAATCCAGAGGCTGCTGGCGGAGTTGGAGTACCGGGAGGGGGGAGAGGGCCTCGAAGACCGGTTGACTGCGGCAACGGTGGCAACTGAAGTGGACATGGCGTATCTGGGTTGCGGTCTGGCTCGCATTGAGGGCCTGGAAATTGATGGAGAGCCGGCAACAGCGAGCACTCTGGTGGAGCGCGGGCCGGAGGCGTTGAGCCGGGAGATTGCGAAGGCGATCCGGGACCGGTGCCGCGTGACGGAGCCGGAAAGAAAAAACTAATCCTCGCATTCCACTTCCATCTTTCGAATCCAGCCGGGTGGCGGTGCGGGGTGTGCAGAGAGAAAGGGCTAGACAGGCGGCGAGCTTGCGGATGGGGCGGGGGCGCCGGGGCTCAGGCGGGGAAGATCGTCTGGGCCAGCGGCGATGTGTTGAGTCATGAGTGTCCACGATCGGCAATTACAGCGGCGAGCGTGGCGTGGCTGGAGATGTTTGGCGGGTATCGGGTATTGGGCGGCCAGGCGATGAGCGAGTGGACCGCCAGGGACGCGGAGGCAATGGCCTTACTGCAAGAGGAATGGGAGAAGGTACGCAATGAATCAAGAAGCCGGTAGTGTGCTGGACCTGTTGCGCCAGGCGGTTGAGGCGGCGGCGGGAGCGGGCATTGATGTCAAGGACGGGCAGGAGGGTCTCTCTGCGCAGGCTCTGGTTGGTGCGGATGGCAAGACCGCGGCGGGCGTGGGGTTGCCGCAGACGAGCAGCCCGGTGCTGGCGGGCATCGTGAATGGACTGGCGGGGCTGGCGGGCGGGACAGCCGAGAAACCTGCGTGGGCGGAGTGGGTCTCGCGGGTCAATCCGATTGCAGGTCTAATTGCGGGGTTATTTTCTGGAGGGAGCGACTCCGGTGCGGCCGAGGCTCCTGTGATGAACTACGTGCGACCGGAGAGCCTACGTCTGGATGCCGGCTTTGACGGCGCGAACGATCCGACGATTGGTGTGGTGGAGCGGCAGGAAGGCGGCCGGTTCCGGCCAACAGCAGCCGCGAGTGGAGGTGCGCAGGTGGTGGTGGAGGTGCAAGCGATGGACTCGAAGTCTTTCCTGGACCATACACCGGAGATTGCGGAAGCAGTGAAGCGGGCGTTGCTGGAATCCAATGGGCTCCGCGACGTGCTGGGGGAGTACTGAGCGATGCCGGAGTTTCCGAAGCTGAATAGCGGTGTGACCACCCAGTATTCGTTTCGACGGATTGTGAGGCGGAGCGTGCGCACGCTGAAGTTCCTGGATGGGAGTGAACAGCGCTACGCGACGACACGGCAGGGCCGGCGGTGGGTGGTGGACCTAGCCTTGTTGACCGAAGCCGAAGCCGAACGAGTGGACGGATTCGCCCGGCAGTATTTCGACACGCTGGAACCGTTTGGGTTTGTGGATCCAGTGAATGACCGGATGTACTCGAAGTGCGTTCTGGAAGGGGGCGAGCACTGGCTGCGGGCTGAGGGCGAGGGGCGGCACATGACGCGGCTGATGGTTGCAGAGGAGTTGAGCTGACATGAACTACTACCCGATTCAGGAGACGGGCGCGGCGGCACAGTTCCCGGTGGTCCGCACGCGCCGCTGGCAGACGCTGGAAACTTGCACTCCCGGCGGGCACGTTGCGCGGGGGGTGCAACCGGAAACGCGGCGGGTGCACTGGCAGTTGGATTATGTGGACCTTTCCGACGCGGAGGCGTCAGCATTGATGGACTTGTTCGAGCAATCGAAGGGAGGGCTGAAGAGCTTTGAATTTGTGGACCCGTTGGAGAATCTGCTGCGGGGCTCCGAGGCGCTTGAACAAGGGCATTGGCTGGTGAGCGGTGGGGTGACGGTTGCAGAGAGCGGAGCAAGCTCACCCGCGGAGTTTCAGGTGACTAATTCGGGCCAGGCGGCGGGCACGGTGGGGCAGACGCTAGCTCTGCCAGGTGGGGGCAACTTCTGCCTGAGTTGCTGGATCAAGGGCGGCGCGGGGACAACGGCGAGTTTGCGGATCGGCGGTCACACGCGGCAGGTGAAGACCAATGGCGCGTGGCAACGGGTGTGGCTTACGGCGCCCAGTGAAAGCACGGGCAACACGTTTTGCGCGCTGGAACTGGGAGCGGGCGTCGCGGTGGGGCTGCACTCGATGCAGTTGGAGCAGCAGGCGGCGCCATCCGGGTATCGCGCGGGAACGGCAAATGGGGGCATCTATCCCGAAACGCGATTTGAGCAGGAGTCTTTGGATGTGATGGCAACTGGGCCGAACAGGAATGCAGTGCGAGTGAAGCTGGTGAGCCGGTTGACGGAGTAAAGCATGAATATCATCCACACGAAGAAGCGCGAAGAGGTTCTCGATACGCCGTTGCTGGTGTTTGACTGTACGTTGGGCGACGGGAGCGTGGAACGATGGAGCAGCCATCGGGTAACGGCCGATGGCCAGGAGTACGAGCCGCGCCTGCTGAGCCATGGCGATTTTCACCTCGGGTTGGTGGGCGAAGAGTCACTGGATGCGGGGTCGCGGTTTCACGTAACGCTTTCCAACGTGGATGGGCGAATCTCGCAGATCGATCAGGCGAGCGGCTGGAATGGGGCGAAGCTGCGGGTGCGATTCGGGTTCTTCGATCTGGAGAGCGGGCAGGCGGCATCGGAGCTGAAGGCAGTGTTCCTGGGCCTGGCAAATCCGGTGGAGGAGCTGTCTGAGGCGACGGCGCGGCTGAGTTTCGTCAACCGGCTTAGTCTACTGCGCTCCAGCATGCCTGAGTTGCGGATTCAGAACCGGTGCCCATGGCGGTTCCCGTCGACTGAGGCAGAGCGCACGGAGGCGGTGGATGGCGGCGCACGCGGGCGGTACTCACCGTTTCATGGGTGCGGATACTCAGCCGGTGTGAGCGGTGGCGCCGGAAACCTCGGTGACGGGGCGCCGTTCACGAGTTGTGATCATACGCGCGCCGACTGCGAGGCGAGAGGGATGTTCCGAAGAGACCAGCAGGGGAGTGGCACGGCGCGGTTTGGCGGATTTCAGTCTCTGCCGCCAAGCGTTGTGGTCCGGGGGTACGGCGACAAATCCAGCCGGCTGTCAGAGGCCATGGACGGGCGTGCGCGCAGCAACGATGCGGTGCCGCTGGTGTACGGGACGGGCTGGGTGAGCGCTCCGGTGATCTTCGCGCGAAACGACGGGAACCTGACGCACTGCGAAGTGTTGGTAGCACAGGGTCCGATCGACCAGGTATTACGTGTGGTGGCCGGCGGGATGGCGTTGCCGGCTGGGGAAACGGGTAAGGATATGACTGGCACGGGATGGTACAACGTGCTGAGCATGGGAGGGCGCAACGGCGGAGAGAATCTGGATTTTGTGGATGCATCGGGATTGGCTTTAGGAGATCCGCACGGTGGCATGGCCTGTTTATCGGTGGTGATTCCAAACCGGAATCTGGGTAGTAGCGGGCTACCTCGAATTGAGGTGCTGATCGATGGGCTACAACTGGCGCGCCACGACGTTTCGGGGGCGGCGCTGCCGGAGGTGTTTACGCGAAATCCGGCATGGGTGATACTGGACCTGCTGAGGCGAAACGGCTGGCGCGATGAGGATTTGAACCTCGCCTCATTTGCCGCTACGGCAGCGTATTGCGACGAGGGCGTGGCGGCGCCGACGGCGGACGGTGGAACACGTCAGGCGGCGCGTTTTGAGGTCAATGTGGTGATCCAGCAGCGACGCAGCCTGTTGGAACTGCTTCGAGGGTTGCGGAATGCGGCATCGCTGCTGCTCACGGTTGACGAAGACGGGCGACTGATGGCGAGTCCGGAGACTACGATTGCGCGCCAGCACCCGACAAAGGGTGAGGGCAGCAATGCCACGGCGGCGCTTTCGGGCGGGTGGCCAGCCAGCGAGTTTGGCGATGGCACGAGTGGGCGCACGGGGATTCTACGGATGGAGTCGGGTAAATCGACTTTTCGAATCTGGAGGCGCGCGGCCAGCGAGGTGCCGAACCGCTTAACCGTTGAGTATCAGGATTCGCTTCGCGAGTACGCGCAGGACACGTTGTCGCTGGTGGACTACGAAGAGGTGGAGAGGCGCGGGATGGAGGCATCGGCGCCTTCGAGCGCCATAGGTTTGCCGCACTTCGACCAAGCGGCGCGCATTCTGCGGCTCCAGTTGCAGCGTGGAATTGCAGGGAATCACTTTATCGAATTTGAATCGAGCGTGCAGGCGTTTGGGCTGAGGCCTGGTGACCTGATTGCGGTGACGCACGCGCGCGAAGGACTGGACCGGGCTCTGTACCGGGTGTTGCGTCTGACGCCTTCCGTGAATTTTGAGCGGGTGAAGATTGTGGCGCAGCGGCATGAAGATCGCTGGTATGCTCTGGCCGGCGCCGACATAGCAGCGGATTCCAGCGGGTGGCAGGAGGCGGCGGGCACGATTGGCACTCCGCGACCGCTGGCAGGGCGGGTGCGGACGGCAGAGGGCGAAGAAGCATTTGAGGTCCAGGAACAATCACAAGTGGCGGCTGACGGCAGTGTGACTGTGATGCTAACGGTGCGGTTCAATCCACCGCCGAAGCGCGGACTGGCCTCGGCGCCGGCGCCGCAACTGGCGTTGACACCGGAGATTCATGGGGCCGGCGGATCAATGGCGGGCGGAGTTACCTACTATTACGCGACGAGCTCGGTGGATGGCAGCGGTTTGGAGGGTGGGCTATCGTACGTCGTGCGCGCACCACTGCCGGCGGGAACGGAAAGCGGATCCGTGGGGCTGCACGGGATACGCGCGGGCGTGGGTGCGGCAGCGATGCGGGTGTATCGGGGGACCGCACCACAGCGGCTGAGGCGGGTGGCCGAGCTCTCATCCACCGCCAGCGAGTGGTTGGATACTGGCGTGGATGAGAGTTTGAATTCGCCCGTGGATGACAGTTATGACCATGCACGGATTCTGTGGCGGATGGAACTGTTGCCACCGACGACGGCAACGGAGTTTGGCCAGAGCACGATTGGCAACGGTGGATTGGGGTTGAGGGAAAGCGAGTTTCAGGGATGCATGGTGAGAGTGGTTTCGGGCCGCGGTGCGGGTCAGGAGCGCAGGATCGCCAGCCACTCGGCAACGACATTGACTGTGGAAGGAAAGTGGCGGACCGAGCCAGATTCCACCAGCCGGTTTGTCGTCGCAGAGGCGGGATGGAACTCGGCCGGAGTGACGAATACGGCGGAGAGCACGTTCGCCGGACCCAGCCGGCCGGACGAGGTGATCGAGATCGTCGGCCTTCCGGTGAATCCACTGGGTGTGGAAGGAGCGATCGAGGATGCCCTGGTGACGCGGCACGCGCTGATGAGCGGCGCGGGCGCGGGTGATACGGATGTGCCGGGCCCCGCGTCGTTCGCGATCTCCACACTGGGACGCGGCGAGCTGGAGTTTGGTGGCATCGCATTTGACACGCTGGACAACACGCGAACGATCGAGTCGGGTACGTTGCGGGTGCACTATTGGGACGAGATGAAGAGCCCTACGACCGTGGCGCTGGCCATCGGAATCGACGGCACGGCATCCTTCGTCGACCTCACGGGCGCGGCGCCGATTGCCGCAGGAGATCTGCTGCAATTGGGACGAGAACTGATTCGCGTACTGGCCGTGGCGCCGGATGGTCAGCATGTCGAGGTGGAGCGAGGCGTTCATGACACCTCTCCGGTAGGTCACTCGCAGGGAGAGACGGTCTACCCCTTGAGCCACCATGTGCTGGTGTTCCCCTTTCCTCCCGGCTTTTTCGGATCATCGGCGGGAGGCGGATTCCTACCCAGGATTCCACTGCCGAACGCGAGAATTGCCGCAGTCGAGTTCTTCACCAGCAACCGCTTTGGGGACGGTCCGGCAACGGCGCAGAGCTACACGGCGTCGACGGAATCGGGACTGCGGACGATGGCGGGCGGACAGTACATGATCCAGCTCGACGGGGCGCTCGCGGTGTCGAACTCGGTAGCTCCGCCGCTGGTTACCGACGGCAGGAGGGTGGTGCGGGATGTGCGGGCGACGGTTGGTCAGGCGCCAGTGGGTAGTCCATTGGTGGTTCGACTGAAAGAGAGCGGTGCTGACTACGCTGAGTGCGTGATTCAGCCGGGGTCGCGATGGTCGAACATTGTGAGCGGATTCGGAAGGCGGGCGCTGGCGGACGGAGCCGAGTTGACGGTGAGCGTGATCTCGGTGGGGACGGCCACTGGGACGGATCCGGGCCGAGACCTGACGGTCACGATACGTTTGTAG